GACCAAACAATCACCATCACAGCAGCGGATGACAAAACAGGTGAAGCAACAATCAAGGTTTATGGTACAAAGGCAAATGCAGATGACAGTGATGACATGGAATTCAAAGTCCATGTGTATGCAAATGCTTCTGCTGCTGCAACTGCACCTGATGCCTTTGACATTGATGCAGATGAAGAAATGGAACTGACCTGGACACTTCCCACTGGTGGAACGATTGTTGAAGCAACTTCTTCTGATGACACCCACATTCAGATTGTTGGTGTCACAGCAAAGAATAAGGTGAAAGTCAAAGCAGTTGGTGGAAACGGTGACCAGGCAACAATCACTGCTTATTATCAGCAGCGTGGAAAAGGACAGGTTGCAAGCACAGTTGTTGGAACTGTACAGGCAGAATAATGAAAGGGGTGATAACCAATGGCTGATATATCTGACAGATTGGAAGCTTTGATTCAGACCATACAGAATGTATCAAGCCTTGGTGCATCCTTTGTTTATGATGTTGGGAAGCTGCTTGAATCATTCGGTTATGAAATGCAGGATGGTGATGATTGGCTTCTTGGCTTCTGTATTCAGAAGGTAGAAAACAACATCAGAAATGAATGCAATGTTTCAAGTATTCCAAGCGGTTTGAAAAAGGTTGCTTCACAGATGGTTGTGGGTGAATTTTTATTTTCCAAGAAAGGGATTGGACAATTACAGGGGTTGAATATTGACATTGATGCAGCAGTTAAGCAGATTCAGGAAGGTGATACCAATGTTACTTTTGCTTTTGGTAATGGAAGCATGACACCTGAACAAAGACTGGATATGTTGATTGCTTATTTGATGACAAATGGTAAAAGTCAATTTGTCCATTACAGGCGGTTAAGATGGTAAGAAAAGCAATTGAAAGTCTGTACAGAGATAAATGTTCCATTGTGGAATACAGGTCATACAAGAAAGCAAACAAATCCACTGGACAAAAAGAATTTACCGTTATTGAAAACCAACCCTGTAAATTGTCCTTTTCTACTGTTAAGAGCAACACAGAAACCGCAAGTGCTGAAATGGTTACACAGGTGGTGAAGTTATTTATTGCCCCTGAAATCGTAATAAAACCAGGTTCAAAGATTGTTGTTGAGCATCAAGGTAGGATAACTGAATATAAAAACAGCGGTCAACCTGGGATATATCCTTCACACCAAGAAGTGGTTCTTGAATTGTTTGATGGGTGGTCATAATGGCAAGAAGTGTGAAAGCTAACATCAAAGGTCTTGAACAGTTCAGGGATAAGTTAAAGCAGTTAAGTGATGAACAAATTCAAATCTTCATTGAACAGACTGCAAAGGAACTTGCTGCAAGGCTTCTTGCCAAAGTCATCAAAAGAACACCTGTTGGTGAATACGGAAAATCAATTATGCGTGATGAAACAGGTGAAGCTGTTCGATACAAAAGCGGAAAGAACAAAGGCAAGGTTAAAAGGCAAGTGGTCAAAAAAGGCGGTACATTGCGAAGGGGTTGGACATCCAAAACCGAAGCAGAAGCTGCAAACGGAAGCGGTAAAGGTACTGATGCAGTCATATATGCCAATTCACTTGCTATTAAGAAGATTGGTAGTGATTATGTCATTGAAGTCATCAATCCTGTTCATTATGCATCATATGTTGAATTTGGTCACAGAACTGCAAATCACAAGGGGTGGGTTGAAGGAAAATTCATGCTGACTATTTCAGAACAAGAACTTGAAGCTGATGCACCAAGAGTAATTGAAAACAAATTGATTAAGTACCTGGGGGAAGTGTTCAAATGATAAACAAAATTATTGATGGTATATGTGAAAAATTAAATGAATCATTTGGGGATGGGTATGAAATCTATACTGAATTGAAGAACCAGGGTTTGAAAGAACCCTGTTTTTCTGTTATGTGTGTGAATCCCATCAATAATCAGGTTATTGGAAACAGGTATTTCCGAAACAACTTATTTTCCATCCTGTACTTCCCTGCATCCAAAGAACCAAAAGCTGAATGTAATACGGTTCTTGAAAGCTTATACCTTGCATTGGAAACTATCAAAATCAAGGAAACACTTCCTGATGAATCCATCAAGGAAAGCTTGGTCAGGGGTACAAACATGCGTGGTGAATTGGTGGATGGTGTTCTGAACTTCCTTGTGAACTTCAACTTGTTTGTTTATAAGGTTGAAGATGCAGACCTGATGGAAGAAGTAATTCAAAAATCGGATTTGAGATAATGAAAGGATGGTGTGGAATGGCAAAAGAAGTCAAAGAAACAAAGAAAGCTGATAATTTTGAAGTTAAGTTTTCAAAAGAACAGCTTGTCAAGTCCAAAAAGTTCAGCGGTCATAAAGACTTGTTGAACACTATCCTGGAAGATGATGAAGAATACACACTTGAAGAAGTGGTTTCCAGGGTAGAAAAATATATGAAAGGTAAGGTGAAATAATATGGCACTGGGCGGTGGTACTTTTGTAACACAGAACAAGATTCTTCCTGGCAGCTATATCAATGTAATCAGTGCAGCTTCCGCAAGTGCAGAACTGTCTGACAGGGGTATTGTTGCAATTCCCATGGCTTTGAAATGGGGTCAGGAAGGTGCTGTCATCACAGTGGAAAAGGGTGATTTCCAAAAGAATTGCTTCAAGCTGTTTGGTTATTCCTACACTGATGATGAAATGAAGCCTTTGCGTGAAATCTTCATGAACGCTGTCAAGGTGTTTGTGTATAGACTGGGAACAGGTGTAAAGGCACAGAACACATATGCAACTGCAAAACATGCAGGTACAAGGGGAAATGACATTCAGATTGCAATTTCAACCAATGTTGATGATGCAACCAAATCTGATGTAAAGACATATGTTGGTGGTCAGCTTGTTGACCTTCAAACAGTTTTGACATCAGGAAAGACAACTGCACTTGCTGACAATGATTTTGTTGTTTGGAAGGATGATGTTGCACTTTCCAACACAGCAGGAACAGCACTTGCAGGTGGTTCAAATGCAAGTGTGATTGGTTCAGACCATTCTGATGCACTGGGTGCTTTGGAAGCTTATGCCTTCAATGTGCTGATTTGTGATTCCAGTGATAGCACAACCAAGGGATTGTACTTCAATTTCACAAAGCGTATGCGTGATGAAATCGGTGTTAAATTCCAGTGTGTCATTCACAAGTACACAACTGCTGACTATGAAGGTGTTGTTTCAGTTGAGAACAACACAGGCACTGAAATGGTGTACTGGGTTGGTGGTGCTTTGGCAGGATGTGCAATCAACAAATCCTTAACCAACAAGCAGTATAATGGCGAATATACAGTCAATGTGAATTACACACAGACTGAACTTGAAGCTGCTTTGCTTGCAGGGAAGTTTATCTTCCATGCGGTGGGTGATTCAGTAAGAGTTCTTGAAGATATAAACAGTCTTGTTACCGTAACAGATGACAAGAGTGACATCTTCAAGGATAACCAAACAATCAGGGTGGTTGACCAAATTGCAAATGATATTGCAAGTCTGTTCAATACAAAATACTTGGGTGTTGTTCCAAATGATGAATCAGGAAGAATCAGCTTGTGGGCAGATATAGTCAAACACCATGAGCAATTACAGGACATCAGAGCAATTGAAAACTTCAATGATGCGGATGTTACTGTATCACAAGGAAATACAAAGAAATCAGTGGTGGTCAATGATGTTGTGACTGTTGTGAATACAATGACACAGCTTTATATGACCTGCATTGTGCAATAAGGAAGGGGGTAAGGTGCTATGATTAACAATGTTGTCATGAAGGGTAAGGATGCAATTTCTGCAAAGCTTGCTGAATGCTTTGTTACTATTGAAGGTAATAGATACAATTTCATGCAGATGATAAATTTTGAAGCTTTCTTTGAAAAAACCAAGACAGAAGTTCCTGTGCTTGGTAAGACAGGTATTGGTAATAAGGCAACTGGTTGGAAAGGAACTTTTTCAGCAACAGCACATTATAACCAGTCAATTTTCAGAACCCTTCTGCAAAAGTACAAAGACACTGGTGAAGATGTGTATTTTGAAATTCAGGTCACAAATGATGACCCAACAAGTGCAGCAGGAAGGCAGACAATTGTTTTCATGGACTGCAACACAGATGGTGGCATACTTGCAAAGTTTGATGCCGATGGTGAATACCTTGATGAAGATATTAACGGAACATTTGAGGACTTCAAGATGCCTGAAAGCTTTAATTTACTTGCAGGGATGTTATAATTCATAAGTATATTATCCCTGGATAGTTCGGTCTTGTGCGAACATCCAGGGATATTTTTATTTTTGAGAAAAGAAAGGTGGATACTATGTCAAATTTAAGTTTGTTTTTGAAGAAAAACAAGATTCAAAAAGAGAATACAACCTATCCTGCAACCAAATCCTTGCTTGATGAAAATGGGAATCCCCTACTTTGGGAAATCAAGCCTTTGACTACAAGGGAAAATGAAAACATTCGTGAATCCTGTATGATTGAAGTTCCTGTAAAAGGGAAACCAAACATGTACAGACCAAAACTGAACACTTCCCTGTATCTTGCAAAGACTATGGTTGCATCCATTGTTCATCCAAATCTTTATGATGCGGACTTACAGGACAGTTACGGTGTAAAGACACCCGAAGATTTATTGAAGGAAATGATTGATGACCCTGGTGAATACAATGAATTTGCTGCATTCATTCAGCAATACAATGGGTTTGATACAACCATGGATGAAAAGGTTGAAGAAGCAAAAAACTAATTGAAGAAGGTGACAGTGATGCGGTACTTGCCCATTACTGCTTGCATAAATTACACTTGTTGCCTTCTGAATTTGTTGCCCTTGACCCACAGGAAAAGGCATTTGTGATTGCATCCATAAAGATTAAGATGGAAGCAGAAAAAGCGGAAGCTGAAAGAATAAAAAGGGCGAAAAAGAAATAATGAGAAAGGCAGGTGATACATGTGGCAACCATTCAAACAGCAATAAGACTTACTGACATGATGACTTCCCCATTGATGAATATTACACAGGCATTGAATATGACCATCAGTGCATTTGAAACTGTTGAATCAACAGCGGATGGTGCTATCAGTGGAATGAATTTTGATGGTGTCAGGGAAAAAATCAATGCTGCAAACATGGAATTGAATGAAACAATTGAAAACATTCAAAGAAATACAGAAGAACAAGAAAGGTTCAATGATTCACTGAAAGATGGTGTCAATCAAAGTAATAGCCTGCTGTCAACGGTTAAAAAGATGGCTGCTGCTTACCTGTCTGTTCAAACAGCAAGAAAGACACTTAACTTATCAGATACATTATCACAGACTGGTGCAAGATTAAGCATGATTGTTGATGATGGTGGTTCAGTTCAGGAACTTGAAAATAAAATCTTTGCTTCTGCACAAAGGTCAAGAGCATCTTATTTACAGACCGCTGATGTGGTGGCAAAGCTTGGACAAAGGGCAGGTGATGCATTCAGTGGAAATGATGAACTGATTGCATTTTCTGAACAATTGAACAAACAATTTGTCATTGCAGGTGCTTCACAACAAGAAGTTGCTTCTGCAAGCTTACAGTTGACACAGGCTTTGGGTGCAGGTGTCCTGCGTGGTGAAGAACTGAATGCAGTGTTTGAAGCTGCACCAAACATCATCCAAACAATTGCAAATTATCTTGATGTTCCTATTGGTTCAATCAGGGAAATGGCATCAGAAGGACAAATCACAGCGGAAATTGTGAAAAATGCAATGCTTTCAGCAGCGGAAGAAACAGATGCAAGGTTTGCACAGATGCCAATGACCTTTGGTCAAGTGTGGGCAAGTATATCAAATAAAGCATTAAGGTCATTTGAACCTATTTTAAGAAAGCTGAATGAAATTGCAAATTCAGAACGGTTCAACCAATTGGTTGATGGAATCACAGGTGCTTTGATACTGGTTGCAGGAATAGTCATTGAAATATTTGATTTGGTGGCTGCGGTTGGTGGCTTTATGTATGAAAACTGGTCAATCATTGCACCTGTGATTTATGGTGTGGCAACTGCACTTGGCTTGTATGCAGGTTATTTGGCAATTACCAATGGAATTGAACTGATAAGCAAAGGAATTAAGATTGCAAGTGCTATTGCTTCATACTTCCATGCAGCAGCAACAGGAACACAGGCAAGTGCAACAGCAGCAGCAACCGCTGCACAGTATGGACTGAATACTGCTTTGTTGGCTTCCCCCATCACCTGGATTTTAATAATCATCATTGCAATTATTGCTG